TGTCTTTCCTTCTGCAGCCAGAGCAGCATTCACTGCCTTTTCGTATGGTCGATTGATGACAACCTGTTGAGTCTGTTCCTTGAAGATTTCTGGAAGGTCATTCTTGTTGCCTTCCTTGTCCTTCTTCAAGAGCTTCACAGGGGTGCGAGTCACCAGCTTCAGAAAAGTTTCCTTGGTGGTGTAGAGAATTTCGGAGTCTTGTTCAGTCATTTCGTTTCCTTGTTCAAAATTTCAACAGATGCAATCTTACCATTTTTCATGACGATTTTCAAGTCTGCCTTCCTGAAATTTGAGGAATTTGTGAAAACGTCTTGCTGTTCATTGTATGCCATGAAGAATTCCTTCTCGGTTCGCAGACGATATTGAAATTCTGTAGACCACGAAGGCTTGTGGTCGAGCACCCAACCATCTCCGTTCTTATCTGAGGCCCAAGTGCTTTCCCACACATTCGGCTGACCGGATGCCTCCCGAGTTGCCCATTCGATGATGTGCTTCGCATGGGGATGTGAATTGGATGGTGCTGGGGCAGGATTCGGAACCGGGGCAGGAACCAGCTTTGCCTGATCCTTCACCACACGATATTGCAGATGTTCATTGAAAACAGGATTCTTAATTGGAACCCAACTTTTACCTTCATTAGCAGAATATTCCCAATTGTTCGGCCAACCACGATTCTTGTTGTATTGGAACAACGCCTTTGCATCGGTGTGGTCATATTTGGTGCTTTTTTGTTCTGTCTGCACACCAAGGTCAGGTTGAACTTTTGGAATCGCACGATTGATCAATTGAAGATTTTCTGGCGGATATGAGGTAACCCATGCGTTACGACCAAACCCCCACTGTACTTTGACGTTTTCATTAGGAGCGACTTCTGTTACAACACCCAATGCGTCATTCAGAGCAGGATTTGTGTTCACTTCATCACCAACCTGGAAGGTCTGCACTTTGGTCTTTTCCTTCGGCTGACCGACCTTCTCGATATTTTCTGGGTTCCACATGCCAGGGATAGAAGGCATACCATGTTTCGTCAACACAGTGACGCTGACACAAACACCTTGAAAGTAATTCACAATCCCGAATTCGTCGGTGCGTCGGTTGTAAACCTTGTCCGTATGAGAAATTCCGTTTCGACTAGCTTCGCCCAATTCCTTAATACGCATTGACACAGTGTTGGCTCCCTCCTTGACCAAAACGCTGTGCTGGTTGATCTTTTTCACAATTGTGACAAGGCGGTAGTCCCCAAAAGAACAGATGACTGCCTGCTGACCTACTTGAAATGACATAAAAACTCTCCTGTTGAATGATGTTGTCATTGTCGCACAGGAAAGTAGTCTTGTCAACCCCCAGAAACGAAAAAGAGCCCCGAAGGGCGCAATTTATACGTAGTCGCTTACGATGGAAGACATTTCATGAACCAAGGACAGAAGAATCTGACCCTCTTCATCATAAATTTTCACCAACATACCGTCAGCAGCATTTGCGAATTGCTCTGCCAGGGCATAGGTTTCGTGTTCAAAAATTTCTTCTGCCAGCATGAAGGTGTTTTCAGCGGATTGCTTTCGCTTGTGCACATGTACCTTGAATTTACTCATTTCTTTTCCTTTAGGTAGTCTAACCAGACCTTTGTTGTTTTATCAACATATTTAGTGATCCCGCGTTGATTCAGGAAAACGTTAATACCAGGGAGGCAATAAGCAGATTCAAGTTTTGCTGCAATGTGATCTGAATTCGTTGGGTTTGCGTCGAACCAAGAAGATGACCAGGGAATCTCGTTCGAGGAAACCAAAGGAACACCCTGCGAAATCACATCACAACCAACGATGTTGAAAGTCTCCGAAAAAGAAACCTGAAGACCAATGTCAATTTCATTACGAATCATGTGTAAGAAATCATCTCGATCTGCCCAATCATGCTCAATTAACTGATGCCCAGCAGAGCCAAGGTGAGCAAACATGTCGCGGATATTTCGCAGTGCAGCACCACCGTTCATCTCAACGCGATTCGCGTTGATGTGGAATCGAAGTTTCTTGTCATAGGCATTCGCAAACTTCAGAGCGCCATGAGCCTGCAGAAGATGATTCTTCATGGGACGAACTGCACCAAAGCAACCGATGTCAATCGTATCCGAATCCTCATCGATTCCTTTCTTTTTGCGGAAGTTAGTTGGATAGGCATTTGGCATGTAGATCACACGACGATTTGTGGTTTCGTTATCCCAACCATGAACAGTCTTCAGATATTCTCGAATCTCAGAAAGCATTCTAGGCGCATTGACACCGATGTTCACGTTTTCCCAGGTTACGTAGTCTGAAATCCAATCCATCGCAATCCCCTCACCGGCCATGAAAGGCATCTCTGAGTGAATGCGAACGACCCATTCAACATTAGGATGAAGCGGGATTAAATCCCTAAATTTGCTCGGAACAATCCACAGAGCCTCGCAAATCACAATGTCTGGGCGGTGCTTAGTGACTTCACGGTCGATGAATGAATTATCAATCACGACTTCAATGTTTGCTTCGACGCCTTGTTCACGCAACACATTGACAACATAAGAGGCAGAATTATAGAGACCAGAGGAAAGCCCTTTCGGGCTATCTTGAACGTCTCTATAATCCTCTTTTCGTTTAAGAACGAAAAGAACTTTCTTCATACAATAATCTGGCTATCGGGAAGAATGATGGGACTAAAGATTCGCTTATAGGAATCAGCAATCTCGTTGATCGGTTCTGCTACCCAAACCCATTCAGAGAGCACCAAGCGCTTATCCTTGGCATAGGGAGCATAGGGAACGAACTTCATTGTCGCCTTACGTTCAACCTTATTTCCTGCATCCATGATCTGAATAAAACAAGGGTTCAGAACGTTGACGTTCCCGCTTTCGTCCTGCACCAGTTCACAGATAATTTCTTCACCGCTGGTCAGCTTAACCAGCCGAATAGATTCACTCATATTTTCTCTTTACTCAGTTAAAAATTGTTTACCGTCGAAATCCACAGAATCAGTCAGAACACCCAACTCAATTTGTTTCTCGATCTTTTGAATTGCCGAATCGACATTCTGACGCTTCTGCTTCAGTGCCTCGACAACTTCCTTTGCCTCATCCACATTCAAATTTTCATTGCTCATTTTTCAATTCCTTCTTACGCACAGAAGACATGGTATATTTTGCTTCCAAGATATAATCTTGCTTTTCCTTGAATGGAATGACGCGAATGCTCGATGTGTGTGCACATTCCTTCAGAATCTCCTGATCCACAACCTCAACCAAACCCCATTCATGGAGCAGCTTGGCAATCAGGTTGCGTCGCTTAATGTCTTCCATCGAAATGCTGTGTTGCTTATTCGACAGAGCAAAAAGTTCCAGGAAGTGCATCAGATAATATCGACCCTGACGATGAAGGATATGAACCGACTGAACAAGTCGTTTTTCCTTCTTCGAGGAGACACCAATTCGGGTCAGAGTCTCAATCACCTTCAAAAAATCATCGTCTTCTGGAAGGGTTACTTCCAGAACTTCATATCCTTCCAAATCTGCAAGGGCAGGAACCCGCAGTTTTTCACCAATAGTCACTTAAAACCACCTTTGTTTTTCTTTTCTCGCATTTCTTTAAGCTGCGAGTCAGTCAAGATTTTAAGAGCTTCCTGTGCCTTTCGAGTATCGTAACCATAATGATTCATGATAAATTCGAGGTCTTCATTCTTCTCTCGCTTCAACCACGCACTGAAACGTTTTCGTGGTCTCACCGTATTTAGATAGAACGAATATTGAATCTTTGGATCAAGAAAGTGTGCCTTATTCATCATATTCGCATAGAGAATCGTATCCGGAAAATACGAAAACCCACGGTTGATGATGAAGGAAACATATTCAGAATCCTCAAACTCAATTGCATTACCAGAATTCACAGAACCAATGATGTCAAATGGGCTAAGTTTCTTGATCTTGGTTTCCTCAGAAACCTTTTCTTCCTTAATCCCATCCTCAAACATGTCTGAAATCATTCGGTCTTCCAGTTCAGGGAACCCATGAGTTCCACAAAGAGTGCCCGAGAATTCAATTCACGATCTTGCATGAACGCTTCCTTATATTGGAACTCAGCAAGATTCAGAACCAGATTCGCAGTGTTTGAAATCTTCGGCTGCACGGTGTCAAAGATGAAACGATACATCGTGGCACAATCCATGTCAGAATTCTGTGCAACCCACTGACAAGCACCCTTGAAAGATTTCTCCCTCAAAACCTTCAGAAGTTCCTTGGCATTCTCCGCATCATTCGCTCCCAGAATTCCAATGTCGATTTCTTTTTTCGCATTGTTTGAATACAGTTGCAGTTCACCAATAGTGCGACGGAAGTCAGGAAAATGCTTCAACACCAGAGTCTGCAAGACTTCCTTGGAATACGAAATGCTCTCATTGTTAAGTAGCTTTTCGAGGCTCTTAAACATCTGACCAGCCAGCTTTGGTTTTTCGGAATTAGGAATCACAAAGCTGAAAGAGGGCGCACGGGAATGAATTGCGGGAATAATCTTCTTCGGATGATTCGTCGTGAAGATGAAAATCGCGTTATTAGAGAAGTCCTCCTGAAATGCTTTGAGACCATCTTGCGTAGCAGACGTAAGTCTATCGCAATTGTGAGTCACAACACCATTTTCTGTCAGAAACGTGTGGTTCTTCTCGACAGTTAGGTTGATGACCCTGCCTCGACCTACCTTTGTGATAGAAATTACTTCACTTGTTTGCATAATTTATCCATTCTTTTCATAATAAGACCAGAATCATCGTAGCGTTTGATTTTCTCTACGTTTTCCTCAGTCAATTCACCTGTGAACCAGTTTTCATCAATTATAACATACTCAAAACCGTTTTCCGAACACCACAAAATAGCAGCATTTCTTTTAAGAATGTTTCTCGGTTTATCTTTTTCTGAATCTGGTTTGATTTCAATAAGACGTTTCCCTACATTATCAGTAAAATCAACAATATAGTTTCTAGTTTCGCCTTCCTCGATATAAGGAATTCTTGTCACTTCAAACCCAAACCTGAAATCGTTGATAATGGCAAAAACCGCCTCCCAAGACGACCGAAATTTATATTCAACACCGGAATGTGACACAGAAATTCTGCTTCTAGCCCAAGAATTCGTCACACAAGGAGTAAATTCCCCATTCCGTATCTTCTCCTTCATCATGTCGGATTTTTGCTGTCTCATCTCTGGACTATTCATCTTAGGATGATCCAGACACCATTGTGGAGATTGCATCGCTTCAGTGTAATGTTCTTTTGAACAAAATGTGTCTCTTGTGAAAGGACTTTTTATCATGCTGAAACTACTTTATGTCCAACCAAGCCTTGCTCAATCGTTCTCTCATAGGTCACACCGTCTTCTCCCATGCAGATAAAAGGGTGTTTTTCATTCGCAACGACCTTTTTACCACAAGACAAAACAACTTCATACAAATCATCTTCTCGATCCGAAATAATCGAGCCCGTGTCGTTTTCAAACTCATTAGTCTGCATATTGAAAGAAACTACTGGGTATTCTGTGTCTCGCTCAAGCTGGTTCAAAGGAACTGCTTCCCAATCATTGACTGTGCCGATGCGCACCTTTTCATGCTCAGACAGACATTCATCCATGATGATGATTTTCGGCTTACCATTCATGGAAACCGTAGAAGCAAATCCGGCAATCTTTGTTCTAAGAACGTCAATCCCGTTTTCCAATGAACAGTTAACGAGAATACTGTCGAACCCTAGCTGATCTGCAAGCGCCTTAGCAACGGAAGTCTTACCGGCCCCCGCAGGGCCGAAGAAAAGCATATTTTGCGTCACACCGTTTTCGACCATCGAAGAGAAAGTTTCCTTCAACTTGGCAGGGAGAATACATTCTTCGATTGTCGAAGGACGATATTTTTCAACCCACAAAAACTCATTATTACTCATAAAATTAGATCCTGCTTTGATTCAGACCGGCCAGCACATACATGGATTCACGTGAATGACTCTTAAACATCGTGTATTTCTTGGAAGTCAGGTTGACTTGATAATCGTCGGGAATCATCTTCATGTCACCAACGTCAATGCGAATATCAAAATCCAGACCGTTTGCCGGGCCAACCATCTTACGATATGTGTTTGAACCGGGGGTCGTCGGATCGTTCAGGGACAGATAGACCTTATCCTTCTTCGTGAATGCAGAGAGAACGTTTGCCTTCAGAATCCCGGTTGCCTTCACGATGGTCGTGATATCATCCTTGGAAAGATCAAAGGAATAAACCGTTTCCAGCTTCGGAGTCTTGTTCGGTGGTCCATAGACAACTGAAGGATCAGAATAGAAGAATTCAAACTCTGCGCCGTTGTCGTTCGTGATCATGAGCGAGTTATCTCCGAAGTCAATCTCTGCAGAATTCGAGAGAGAAATCACACCCAACAAAGAGGGCAGATCATAGATGTGAACCAGCTTTGGAATTTCTTCCTCAATCTTCGTCATTGCGAAGATGCGGTTCGTGTTGTTTTGCGTATACAGGACATTGCCCGGATACATGATCAAATTGGTGTTGATCGATTGGTAATTCTTCAGAATCGCCAGAGTTTCCTGGGAGAGGATCATTTTGCGCTTTCAAAACTTGTCATGATAAATTTCCGGTAATCTTCCCACCCTTCTTCACCAACCATATCTCTTTCGAGAATGAACATGGCGTTACACATTACGTGTGCAAGATGGTTTTTTCCGGTTTCTGGGTCTAGTTTTTCACCAGACTTCCAGGCAAAAAGATGACGCAGGAGTGCTGCATAATATCTTTCTTGTGCTCGGTCTACGTGCATCCAGTTCCAGGGAGCAGGATACTTTGCAGCACCAATCCCCAGAACCTCGGATGTTTCTTTAAGACCGTTCAGAGGGATGAGGTCAAAACGAGGTTTGCCACCATCAAATTTCTTACCTACTTGTTCGGTCATATCGAAATTATTGCACGATTTCGTAACGACGACGCAGGCTGTCTGCCACGATAACGCGGCCAGTATTGCGAACTGCCTTACCATCCTGTGCATCCGAAACACGCAGTTCCGTAGTCTTGGAAATGGGGGTTGCAGCGACCTGGGTAACCTTCACAGTTTCGCCGGTAACCTTGGAACGCAGAACGGTGCCAGTCTTCAAATTGCTAAAAAACATAATTTACTCCACAAATTGCGAGACTTAGAAGGAAGTCTCTTGACCTTTTTGTATTTTACACCTAAAATCAGGTGACTCCGAGATGTTGCCGAATTAATTCTACAGCAGTGTCAATCTTTTCTGTTGCCTTGCCGTAGATTCGATGCTTGAACATCTGATCGAAGAACTGATTCTTGTCCTTGTTTACTAAAATTGTCAAAGCAGGACACGACATGGTGAAGAAACGATTCGGAGGAATAACCTGCATAGATGATCCGATGAAAAGAATTACATCCTTGTCGGTGACAAAATTCTTGTCAAAGATATCGTTCATCTGCTGATAGGCTGGCGCAGTTTCTCCAAACAAGACGACCATCGGTTTCGTCGCAGAGGAATCACATTTTGGGCATTTTTGATATGCGTCAAATTCGGCGTCTCCAACATTCCACTCTTCTCCACACATGGCGCAATGCATGTGCTGGAAATCTCCGTGAACATGGAGCACATCTCGACAACCAGCTTTTTCAAACAAGTCGTCTACGTTCGATGTTACAACGTTCACCCGATCACCGAATTCCTTCTGAAGATCGGCAATCGCTAGATGTGCCTTATTCGGCTGTGCTGCTAGAACGTTTTTCTTTCTCTCGTTATAGAAATCGAAAAACTTGTTCTTCTCTCGCTCAATGAAAACGTTACTCCGAAAATGACTATAGTTCGAGAATTCGTTTACATTGAACTTTTCCCACAGACCACCAGCATCACGGAAGGTAGAGTTTCCGCTTTCAGCCGAAATACCTGCACCGGCAAAAATTAAAACTCTACCTTCGCTCATACGAACCACTTTCCGTTGATGATATTGACAAGCTGACGCTTCCCGTTATCGTAAATGATGCACATCGTATGCATCCAGGAACTTGCCCCAGAAGTGTATTCCAACTTCATTTTTGAGGAAGTTCCGACAATATATGAGCCTTTATTGACAGAGGGTTGGTGGCTGTGTCCGCTGATCGTCTTGTTCGTATATTTTGCGAACTGGTTAGACGACCCACGCGAACCATTGGCCCCACGATCACCGTGCATTCCAACATCAATTCCGTGCACCAAATAAGGTGTGTCACGATCAAGGAAGATCACGTTCTTGACTTCTGGGTGTCTAGCCTTAAAGTATAGCTCAAAAGCACCTTGACTCTGACTTTCTGGTCGCATTTTCTTCCACATGAGCCAGTGATAGAGTCGTGCGTTTTTCTTGTCAAGATTTGAATCAGGATCCTGTAGCCAACGGTCAAGGTGCTCATTGTGATTCGATGCCACGATCCAAGTCTCTGCACTCTTCGGAGTAGTTGAGACAATGAAGTCACAGGTTGTGTCTAGTTCCGATTGTAGATCATTTTTGTCCTGACTTTCGTGATTTGCCAACTTCAGGACCATGCCCTTCTTATGATGCGAAATAGAGATTGCATCAAAGACATCGTGACGAACAATTGTCTTTGGCTTCAGCGTTGCGACTACCCCGCCGACGCCATAAAGACATTGTTCGACTTCAGGATCAATCTCGACAACGTGTTCATCACCAGTCACCAGGGCCTCAACCTTCTGTATCTTGCGAAAACGATGGCCGTAATAGTAGCCGTCTAGATCGTAGAAGCCTTCGCCATCCCAATTAAGAGCACGGATGTGAAATTCCTCGTCATCTTCCCCTTCATTAATTACCGAAAGGTAAAGCGCAGAATAGGAATGATTAAAGACTGCTTTCTTGCCTGTCTTCGTATGAAAGTTCACATTAGGCTTTGTCACGGAACCCGTTGAGGTAAGCATGATTGGAGCCTCGGAAAGGGGCCTAGGAAGGCTTTTCATCTGATATTGGGTATGACCTACGATGATGGTCTTTCCCTTCGATAGAACGTCGAATCCGCCGATTGGGTTTTCGATTGTCGGAAGAAGAAAAAGATCACCAAGGATTCTCACGTTTTTTCCGATGTCACGTTCTGTTGACAGAAGATAGGGATCAAAAATCGGATCCCAGTTTGCCTCAGTCAGATGCCCAACATAGCGAGTTGGCACCAAAATAATTTCAGCACCATGCTTGCGTGAGAATGCCTTCAGAGTATTAAAAAAAGGATGATTAATCTGACTGTCATTCTGCACGCTGCTGATCAGGTAGCGATTAACACGCTGGCTCATTACTCGGCCTCTGCTGCCTTAGTAGCAGGCTTCGGAGTAGTGCGGGCAACTGGCTTCTTAGGCTTGGGTGCAGTCTTCTTTGCTTGTTCGGCTTCCTCTGCTGCCTCACGCTTCTTCAGACGCTTCAGAACATCTTCGCCATCCAGCCAGATATCCTTGTTGTCCAGAATCGAATCGATTTCTGTGTCGCTCAGGAAACCTTTGTATGCATCCTTGATGAGCTTGATAGACCACTTACGTTCATGGGAAAGTTGCTCGAACATTTCACCACCCTTGCCAATCGTGCCACCCGAATAATTGTGGAACATGAACATCGTGTGATCCGAGATTTGCCATGCGTCTGCACCCAGGAAAATCAGGGTTGCTGCCGACATACAAGCACCTTCAACCGAAGCGATGATGTTTGCTGGGCTTTCCTGCATTACACGCATGAATTGAATCGCAGTGAACAGATCACCACCAGTCGAATTGATGTGGAAGATGATTGTATCATGGGGGCTTGCATTACGAATCGTGTCGAACCATGAACTGTATTCTTCCGGTGCAAGGATGGGACCAGAGATATAGAACGGATGCTCCATTGCAACACCACGAGGGAAATGCTGGGGATCTTCCTTTGGCCCAAAGGGGAAAGGGGCAGCACCAATGCGTCGCTTACTTGTCTTCACTTCTTTTGTCATATTTCCTCGTAATTTTCAAAATTTCTTCCATCTTTGCAGATAGAACTTCCTTGCGATTAGGCCATTTAATAATCGGCTGCTCAGGGTTCTTCTGGAGGTTCAACAAAAGGGGCAAAATGAGCCCCTCTAGTGCCTTCAGATCCTGAACATGACCTTCCGATGGTTCTTCAAAATCCACAACATCATCTGTCGTAAATCCGAAATCTTCAACTTCATCCATAACTGAGTTCTGAATAATTGTTAACTTTTTTCACTGTGATATGACGATCAAAGGATTGTTCAATGACTGCCCCACGATGGGAGACAACAAAGATATTGACTTCTCCTGCCATATCGTTCAAAATATTCGTCACATGATCAACACCCGTATCGTCAAGCGACTTGTCAAAAACCTCATCCATGATCAGAAGATTGCAGTTCGACGCATTGTTCATTGAAGCAATCTTGCGCCATGCCAGAAGCAGTGCCAAATCTATACGTTGCTTTTCACCTTCCGAGAAAGATTCATACTTGAAATCCTCACGATGGCGGGCTAGAATCTTCTCATCAAAATTCTCATCCAACTCAAAGGACACAAAGAAATCCATGAGACCAAGATAGTGGTTCGTCAGGGTGTTGATCACTGGGATGTACTCCTTAATGATCACTGACTTGATGCCGTCATCCTTCAGAAGAGTCTGCATGATATCAAGATATTTCTTTTCCTCCCGAAGGAAGTCACGAGTTTTTTCTGCTTCCTGGGCTGTCTTGGAAAGTTTTTCCAACTTCTCAAGTTCCGGCGTCAGATCAACAGTCTGAGACAGTTCCTCAATCTCTTCCGAGATTTCCTTAACTTTCTTCTTGACCTCTTCGATCTTGAATGCTAGCATCTTCATGTCAGAAGACATTGTATCATAGGAATTCTTGTACTCCGAGAAGGCAGTCTGTTTTTTCTTCAGTTCCTGACATTTTTTGTCCTCTGCGTCAAGTAGATCCTGTTCCTCGTAAATTTTTTGCCTGTATTCTGTGACGTGCTTCTTTCGATGCTCTTCGTCAGTAGGCGTTCCGCATTCTGAACAGACAAGATAGGACTCGATCTTTTCTAGCTTTCCTTTCAGGGTTCTAATCGCCCCTTGCCTTGTTCTGATCGACACAGAGAGGTCTTCAATTTCATCAGAAAAATCTTCTGGCTTCACAAGCAGATTTCGCTTCTCCAGAAGTTCGGCTAGATCGCTCTGCATCTTTTTCCGATTCTGACCTGCCTCTTCCTTCTTCTTCTCAAGCATCTCTTTCTTTGAACTTGTATCAGCCCTCAGAACCTTAATGTAGGCCTCCTGAACCTCTTTACGATCCTCGGCAAGGGTAAGGGTGCTATCTGCGCTTCCAGAGTCTCTGCGGATGTTTGAGAGGTCTTCCTTGAGCAGCTTGTTCATCTTTCCGAAGACTCCGATGTTCAGAACATCCTCGACAATCTCCCTTCGTTCCTGTGTTGACAGATGCATGAAAGGTTTGTAATTCGCAGAACCGATGACGCAAATTTGTGTGAATGTCTTGAAGTTCATCCCTAGGATCGTTTGCTCAAGATAGACCTGATAGTCAACGTTCTTTGCATCCTGATCGATGAGTTCTCCGTTCTCGAAAATCTCAAAGACATTGGGTTTCATGCCACGACGAATCAGGAATTGCTTTCCTCTAGTTTCCAACTCAATCTCAACCAGACAATTCTTTGAGTTGAAGGAATTCAGCATAGCAGACTTGTTGATCTTTTTGTATGCCCTATTGAACAAAACGAAGCAAATTGCATCTAACCAAACTGACTTACCACTACCGTTAAGACCTGATATGAGGGTCTTTCTCTCTGCTAGGAAATCAATCTCTGTCGCCACGTTTCCATACGACAGAAAGTTTCGGATTCTCATTTTCTTGAAAACGATCATTCTAGCATTGCCTTCCCATAAAGTTCTTCCATGCGTCTATTCAATTCTGTCTTGTCGATCCCAATAAAGTCGGTCTGATTGATGTATTGCGCCATAATTTCTGTTGCCTTCGAGATATCCACATTTTCAATCTGATAGCTTTCCGAATGCTTCACCATGTTCTCGATGATCTTCAGGTCTGCTGGCGAATGTGAATTCAGTTCCTTCTCAAACTTGTCAAAGACTTTCTCATCTGTCTTCTGCTTGATTGTCAGTCGAATCCATTTGTCTGTGACAGTGGAAAGGTCGAAATCCAGACCATCATCGTATTCCAGTCTCAGGAAGAATTTCTCTGGATATTCGTGAAACTCAAGTTCCCCTGTCTCCGTATCAAAAATGTGAACCCCCTTGGTTTCGTCATGATCAATGAACGTGATCTGATAGGGAGTTCCGACATAGATCACATTGTCCTTCTGAGATTTCGTGTGATAGTGCCCAGATAGAACCTTTTCATACTTCTGAAACAGCTTGTGCGACATTCCGTGTTCTGCCAAGTGTCCCATACCCATGTCAAAACCTTGGAACTCAAAGTGACCGATGCAGAACCTTGAATTTGACTCTGCAACCTGTCTCATGATCTTCTCTTGATTCTGTGGAGAAATCCAGGGAATGAAGTCTACAGAGCCCACAGTGACCAAATCATCCTTGACAAGGGTAACGTAGTGGGATAGGATCGTTTCGGGCGTATTGACCTGATTAGAGGTCTTGGAATAGGTGTCATGGTTCCCTAGAAGAATGTGCCACTCAAGACCCTGTTCCTGAAAGAATTTCTGAATATGGAACGAGATGTTGTTGTTCAGAATCCTTCGAGTATCAAAAATGTCTCCAGTCTGGTAAACGTCTCTGATTCCTTTTTCTTCGCAGAAGCGTGTAACCCAGTTCAGGAACTTCAGGTGATGCTTGAACATCGTCGGATCCCCGTTCTTCAGGGATAGGTGCATGTCACCAATGACGCAGACCTTAGACATTCTCTTCGTCTTCCCCAAAAATGTCCATCCCGAAATCTGTATCCTCAATCTGTTTCACAGTTGCAACACCAAGCATTTCCTGAATCGAGAGTTCCCGCATCTTGTCATCAATCGAATTGGAGTCAATCGTGGAGATGATGAGTTCCTTGATCTGAGTCTGATAGTCTTCCGAGTCAAATTCCTGGGTTGCAATACCCTCATAGACGTTCTGCATGATCATCTCGATCTTCGTCTTCTGTTCCCGCTTCTCTGTCTTGATTCGCTTCACGAACTCATAGAAGGCAATCTGTGTGAAATAGTTGAAGGGCTTCTTGTATTTGGTTTCATCAAAAAGATGAAACTTCGTAAGGCAGACCAGAACACCGTCATCAATCATTTCCTGACGATAGGAGTAGGCAATGAAATTTTTCGAGTAGGAAAGATTGGTGCAAATCTTGAGGATGCATTCGCCTAGGTATTCTGTGATCCTAGGAGGATCTGTTCCTGCTGCCTGGGATGCTCGCCATTGATCCTTCCAAATGCAATACTCTTCATAGAACTTTGGGTCGTTTACGTATTCTGCCATGTGATTTCTCCGTGTTGTGTTGTTTCGATGTCAAATTTTACCAAAAATTTCTTGACTTTTCCGAAAATAAAGCGTTCACTGAAAAAGATTGCCTAAATAAGAATATAGTTCAGAAGTCTTCTTTGAGTGTGCTATACTTCAAGGAAGTCGAAAGACTTAGCGTTTGAAACAGACGTTCCGGATCTTCAAGACAGAAGAATCTAACCACTCACGGCGGTAGGTGTGGCGATGGATGGAACCGAGGTGCTGAAACTTGATAGACAGCATTCTGGGACAAACGTAGGCATGGGGATAGGCACGTCTATACTTTTCGTAAAGTAGGATTTGCACTGTTCAGGTGCCATGATGTTCTTAAAAGAACAAGACCTTCAATGTCGCATGATTGGCTATGAAGGTTTGCCGCTGCGAAAGCTAAACAGAGATAAAGGGAGACCGCGCAACCACCCCTACCTAGAAAAAGGTAATCTAATCATGACCGTTGGTAGACTCGTCATAAAGTCACTGACTCGGATTTGGTCGTATAGGCTAAATCCGTCAGATCGATCTTTCATAAAGCCACCTGCCGTTAGGCTAACACAACTAAGTTTAAATTATAATTTAATAATTATTTTGTATTTCAATTTGTTCAGTAGATAACTACTAAATAATTGATTGAAACATAATTTGTTTATTA